GGCCGATGCTATGCCTACAAATAAGTTTGCGAGATTCCAACGCATATTTGTATTTACACGACTTTAGATCTCGGTTTCGGATTTACAGAATATTTACCGAGTAGTAACAAAATGTCAGATCCCGCACCGGCTCCAGTATCAGTTGAGACGAGTGTTACTGGAGTAGTTGAGGCTGCCCCAGTTCCTCCACCCCCTGCTGCTGCCCCAACCGTAGTTCCGGCCGGCGTAGTAGATTTTGCCAATAAGTCCGAGCTCCTTAAGTTTGTATTTAAGACGATTGCCGAGGTTGAGATCCTGGCCGATCGGTCTGACGAAGATAAGGCCAAGTTTGTTATTGCCGAGGTAAAGAAGGCTATTCGCGAGTCGCCGCTCCCGGCTGACAAGAAGGACGACTTAGATATGTGGTGTGACCTGTCTCTTCCTTACGTCATTGAGACCGTGAAGCTAGTGAAGGCTGAGGCTGGAAAGGTTGTGGGTGTTGCGCTCGCAGAGGTCAAGAAGTGCTGCCCATCATTTTTCACTAAGAAGTGATAAATGGCCGGTTGCTCAGCTTCACCTATGGCAGGAGGTCGTCGTCGTACTCACCGTACCAAATGGGAGAAGAAACACGGTCCTGGTATTGGAGAGCTGAAGGAGGGCAAGTTAGTGCGTCTAGGATACTCAGCCAAGAAGAGCAAGACGGCTCGTCACGGTGCGTTAAAGAAGGCCGTCAAGCGGTACGGCGCACTCTCCACTTTCCGCAAACTGAATGCGGCTGCGACGTACACTAAACGTACATCCAAGGGTCGGTCTAAGAAGTTCAAGACCGACCGCAATTGGGTAAAGAAATCATTTATGTAATATAATAAATGGACTTAGTGAGTGCAGTCTTATCCGCTCTGCTGTTTGTGGTATTTGTTCCTGGAGTTGTTCTGACTCTCCCATCAAAGAGCTCTTCTCGTCGTACAGTTCTACTTGTACACGCAGTAGTGTTTGCCGTAGTGACGAGCTTTGTCATGCGCTTCTACTGGCACAATATCAAGGGGTACATTGAGAAGTTTGGTAACTATGGAGCCGTATGCCCGAACGGATTTGCTCCAGTTGCAGACCCAACTGGCATTGCTAAGGAGGAGTGCCAGCCGGTAGGTCAGTCAACGTACAGCGCCGGAACTGGAAGTGTGCCTGAGCCTTCCCCTTCTTCCCCTTAAAGTGTCTAGTAATAAATAAATGAACAAGAAGCAGCTATTATATCTTGTTGCTGGAGCTGCTGCCATTTTTGTGTTTGTCAAGTACGTACTTCCTCGCATTGAAGGATTCGCTAACCCGGATACGAAAGTGAATCCCAAGTGCCCAAAAGGATACAAGCAGTGCCCTTCAGGAGACTGTGTTGACGAGAAGGATCCGCATCAGACGTGCGGTCACAAGACCGATGCGTATTAGTAAAACGGAATTGGATTCGTTAAGTTAGAGCATATCACTACTACAACCTACGCAACAATGAGCACTATCCTGGACACTTCTATGATGATGAACACCTGCTGGGGTGACGAGGCGTTCGGCGATGTGCCGAAGCCTAATATCATTGACATTGAGCCGCTCAAGCGGGCGCTCAATATCGGTGTACCGGCCGACACGCGCTCCACCAAGGAGGTGCTGTCGGCCATCAACAACAATAAGCTGTACTGGGGCAAGCCCCTAGAGATCATCGCCGAGGAGACATTTGTTTCCGGCGAGGAGCTCATTAAGTGTATGGATGACTGTTCTGAGAAGATGAAGATGGTCGCGCTTGAGCGTGAGGCCATTATGAAGGGTTGTACGCCCGTGGCTTATATTGAGCGTCTGCAGGTTATGACACGCGAGTGGACTAAGTTGCGCAGCTACTATGCTGAGCAGTACCTAGAGACTGATCTCGCTGCTGCCAAGGATTTAGCGATCCGGGAGTTGCAGGCGGAGATTGATGCGGCTAAGATGGCGCATGACTGGGATAGTTATCACTTGATGCGGCCCGAGATTGAGAATCTGCGGGACGAGCGTGCGCGCTACGAGAAGTGGTCGCGCGACAACAAGAAGATGAACTAAACACAACTAACAACGGAGACAGGAGACAATTGTCCTCTCCAATTTTTTACCATCCAGGTGCCTCCTTGTGCTCTGCCTGGCGCTCAAGGTACCGAGTCTTGACGTTATGGGGAAGGAAGTGCTTGTTGAGCACAGCTTCAACGATAGTTGGGTCAAACTGCTTGCACGAGAACACATCTAGGTACATATCGTTGGACTCCTCTACGAAATGGGCGGTGATATTTGACGTTTCAATAAGCTGAACAAGTGTGTATCCTTTCTTATTGCCTGTTCCAAACATTACGATCTGAGGCTTGCCATACGCGACCATATCAATGCGCTTGACAAGAGTGTGGGTAAACTGTTCAATATTACGAGCACAACGGATGGAGCTAGGAACACAGTTGGCAGCATCTACAATTAGATGATACCCCCAGCGACTAATCATTGATATGTTCTTCAAAAAGAAAATAATGTGAAAGCCTTATCATTTACTTTCGGTGACGACGGCGCGTCTTACGACCCTTACGTCCAGCCTTGCGCGCAGGGGTTGGTCCGAATGACTGTTTGGCAGTATCCATAGACCCCTCTGATCCTAATGACGCTGGAGACAGCAGCAATTTAGTACCGCGAGACGTGAGTAATCCTCCACGGCGGCGACGACTACGATGACGTCCAGCGCGACGAACCGTAGTAGGTCCCCATACCTTCTTATCTCCCGGCGCAGATACGACTGCAGCTGGAGTTGGTGGTGCAGTTTTCGGCATGAAACGTGATGGAATCCTTGTCGCCATTTGAATTTTATCGCAGACAAAAGTATACAAGATGTGGTGGATGGCTCTATACGCTGCTGCGCTTTTCTTCGTTCTGACGCCCGGAGTCGTTCTGTCTCTCCCTCCAGGTGGCTCCAAGCACACTGTCGCTCTAACGCACGCGGCAGTATTCGGCCTTGCGTGGGCCCTGACGCACAAGCTGGTCTGGCGTGCGCTCCATTAAACACTTCGTATAAATTCCCACTTCAAGTAAGAACAGATCTTTTCCCAGATCGCGTCATGGGAAATTAAGCGATCTCTAGATTTCAACAAAGGAAAGTAAACCTTGTACTCATCTAGCTCTAGGAGTTCAAAGAACTTATAGAGAATGTATGAATAGGACAAAAAATTGGTTCGGTCGTCAGGACAGTAGATCAAAAAAGGGGCTTGGATTTCCTGGAACATGGCTCTTATTTTTTCTTCAATTTCAGGAGTAATTGTAGGGGGAGGGTTACCATTAAGTCTAGAAATAATATGAGTAGCATGTTCATAATACTTTGATCTATTCAACTTTTTTAGGATTTCGCGCATATCCTTTTCCGTCAATTCGGCTACGTTCTGAATACGGCGCTTCTTGATTTCCAGCACAACTTCGTTCATGACTTCATTTGGAATGATAGTTGACTCCTTGGCCTGAAACTGGTTTAAGATTTCGTTCAAGTGATTGATCTTCTTGTAAGCGTAATTATTACGCTCCTTTGGAGGATCACGAAAACTCGGCTGGTCGGAGACTACAAGCATGTACTCTTCCGACCCGCATAACGGACAGACCAAAATTCCTTCGTCTGATGATTCTTCGCGAGCGATATTACACTTATCACAGTGCTCGGTCACGGCCTTTTTTACTTCTGCGGGTTCGCCAGTATTCAGCTTCATTCGTGTCGCAAACTCATCAAATAACTTCTTCTTAGATGGAGCAGTCGTTTCAGCAGAGTTTTGATGAAGATACTTTGCAAATGTATTTTGGTCAGTAGGAACAGTAGATTGCTGAACCTTTTCTCCTGATCCATAGTACTTCAACATAATGTCAGCATTTTTTAGATAATAATCAGTCAAAGGATTTAACTGGTCTAATCGTTCACTTAACTCCTTAATTTCCTCCCGCATCTTTGATGCCTTCAGAATATCAGGTAATGCCGATGACCTATCCAAGACTTCAAGATCAGTCTTCATAGAGTCTAATTGGATCCTCAACCCATCAATATTTGATGTCTCATCGCGTATTCCCGTCACAATCGTTTGATGAACTGAATCCAGAGTTCCAGATACAATGTCCGCTTTCTTAGAGGACGTTGTATCCCGCTGTCGCTTGATACGAAATATATTGTCCATTATTGTCCTTCAATTGACGTTCCCGTAAACTCATTTGCGCAACATTAGAACCACAGCGAGCGCGACTCCAGCCACGAGTAACGGAATTACCAAATCATTCGCGAACCCTTCCTTAGCTTTCGGCATACACTTTGAAGGGTCTACTACTTTACATACTTTTGGATCAAAATCAGGAGACAGATCCGGACTTAGAAACTTATACGCATCTCCAGAACTAACTGGGCACTGGTAACATTTACATGCGGGAGATGAAGACGCTGTCATTGAGTTCAGCAGGTACATTGGATTCAATCCTTCAATATCTCCGATAACACCACCAACAAGACCGGAACTGACGTTATTTATGTAGTTGAATCGGGGCTGTAACGAACCATCAGGGGCAGTACAAGTACCACCTGTATTCACGTAATACTGATTACCCATCTCATGACCTCCAACCATAGTTCCGACATAAGTTCCCACCGCTCCTAAATTCGTACCCAACTGACTGAACGAACCGTCAGAACCTACTCCAAGTCCTCCTTCGCCTGATGGTGGAGGAAGATGGTCGGCGTAACTATACGCCGGTCCCATAATTTGAGTTTCAACGTTTCCAACCCCATTGGAAATATCACTCCACAGCGAGTTCTTGCCGAGGTCTGCCATTGTGTTCTAAATGTGATTTTACTTGGCGCTTATATTCGGGATTGGACAAAGCACATGGGCGCTGCTTCAAGATTGCCGAAGAAGCAACTTCAAACGAGTAACCAAATTTCTTACACACAAACATCAGAGCCAAAAACCCAGATCGGTTAATTCCACACTGACAATGTACGTATATTTTCCCAGAATCGGGACTTCGTAAAAAGGTATTCATTACTTGTTCAAATTTTGGATACCATTTCAGGATGTTTTCATTAGTACTGTCCAGAGCTTCAAGGCACTCGTAATTATCGGGATACTTAGAGCGAAACCAAGAAGGACTATCTTTATCAAAAGCGCAGTTGACGACATGAGTTATGTTATGGGCCCGGACGAAACCTGGGTTCAAGTACAGTCCGGGTCCAAAGATAATATTTGTGTGAATGCGCGCAGGGGGGTCGTGCTGCCAACCCCGACTCATTACTACTACACTGCGCGAACATTTTAAACGAAAATATTAATGACGTCTATTGAAACTAAAATTGTGGATATTATCCACGATAATGGAACAAAATACGAGAAGTTGTCAGATATTCTGTCCTTGCTGGTGAAAACCGCGAAGATTGATAAAAAGAAGTATATGATTATTGGGTCATACGCTATTCGCAAGTATCGCGAAATCAGCGATTTGGATATGAATATGGAAACTCATGAATGGAATAAACTAACAAAACTGGCAGATAAAGGATTGGGAAAAGTTGAGCACTACAACAACCAGATGCGCTACTTTTTAGATATGACCAACGAGTACAAGAAAGTTGATCCGGAAGCTAAAGACTTTTCAATTGAGATTTTTCAGAAGGAAATGGGTGAAGGTTATCCCAATAATGATTTCAGTATGGAAGCGCTAATTAAGTCAAAAGGATTATCCAAAGATTCCAATAAACATCCCTTCTTTAGTACAAAAACTCTACTTGCTTGGAAAAAGACCATGAACCGGGAAAAGGATAAGAAAGACATTGAGTTACTTGAAACCTTGGTTAAACGTAACAGACGGACGACAAGAAGAAGACTTAAAGAGTAGACAAATATATTTAATCATAAACCATGTCTGTATTTACCACCCTGATTTACGGGGACGATTCCAACAAGCCCATCGCCAACTTTACGACCACGGCTCTTAAGGATGCAGCATACGTTGCGAACGCTTACCTAAACACGCTTGAGAATGTGGATGTAACGAAGGAGTTTGTCATCAAGAAGTACGATTCGCCCTGTTATTTCACCAATCAGTACCCTCCTCGTGCGGACGGCCGGCATTCAGTTCCCGATGTTAGTTTTACGTACAAGCAGGATGATGAACTTACGATGGGGTACCGAGTTCATACCACGATTCATGACCACATTTGCGAATGCGCAATCCATAAGAACCGGGCTTGATTCGTAGAAAAACGAATACGGTTTGATGAAATTAGATTAGTCTACAAAATGCAGTATACTCCGGTGTTTCAGAACACTCATTTGCACTATGCGACGATAACCAAGCATGGCAAGGAGATTGCCAGTTCCCGTAATAGGGTTGGCTCCCGGTCTCTTGGATGCGGATACTCAAACCAAACGATACATGCAGAACGCGCAGTTGTGAAAAGTCTCGGAGACGTGTCACAACTTCGTGGGTGTGTTCTTACGGTAGTTAGACTGAATAAACAAAGTGAAATCATGTACTCCAAGCCATGTGCTTCGTGCGTCAAGTTCTTGGAGAAGTGTATTAAGAAATACGGTTTACTCAAGGTTCTTTATGCTGGTTCAAATCAGGGAGGAGCCAAGTGTACCCACGACGTAAGCGATAGCGACAGCGACTCCGGCAAGGATAGCTGCTCCCATATATGATGGGACGCCGCCAGACGTGTACGTGTTAGGAATGTACTGAAGAATCAAAGACCGAGGGGTAGAAAGAGAAACAATCATAGCCGCAAGGAAGAACCCGAAATAGGTCATCAGATTTTTCATTGCGTACCGCATAGTAGAAAACATATGCTGATTGCTGTGGAGGCTGGCTGCCGGCTTATGAGGCTGTGCATCGGAAAAGCCGTTGGTTACGAACGGATCAGTGCCTCCGGTCACAATAGGGGAAAACGTAGTAGATTGAGGGTGGGTAGGATTCTGAACTGGCCCAGATCCCATTAGATCGCTCAGATCAGTTGCACCCTCAGCCATTTATTATTTAAAGGTCGGTAATTCGCATTCAGCATCTTCCGCAACGTACTTAACACACTTATCTCCGTGCCTGACAACTCTTCCTTCAATTTCACCAGGAGGAACCGATAGAGCCTGACGTACGGGGATAGGTCGGTGAAACAACATGATCGTGACACCCATTCCAATTAAGAATGAAAGGAAGGGAACGGCTTTCTCGTTACGAAAGATCCCGATGATACGACTGATCATCTTCTTCTATTATTACTGAGAGGCGAGTAAATTGAGGGAAGTTTGCTTGCCGTCGCAAGGAACGGTTACGGCCTTAAACTTAACGCATCCGGTAGCCGTATGGAACGGTTTATCCGAATTGGGGGTGGGAACGCCCTTTTCGTCGCGAGGAGGAGGCGAGAATACTGCGACAATAAGCATACCTACGATGGTACCTACAAACAACCACAGAAGTGATATCATTATTCTTATCCGAGTTTATTGTAAACTTGAAGACTTAGAAACAATCTAACTGAACACTTAAGTCTGCGGTAAGGTTGTTTCC